ATCGTTAACGTCAGACACGCTTTGTTTTATCATCTAAGGCATAAAAAGAATTTCAGCACAATCAAAATCGGTTCAATCTTTAACCGTGACCATTCAAGCGTTATCAATGGATGTAAGAGAGTAGAGAATTGGATAGACATTCCTCAAGTGTACAGAGAGGAGTTAACCATATTAGAGTTAATCAATGGAGCTGACAGTTAGGAAGGGGCGTGAATATGTTCACATAATCCTTGAGAATGACAAGCAAGTGATCAACTATGCCAAGAAATACATAAAACAAGGCTTTGAGGTCAAAAAAGCCGACATCATAAACGAGCTGACAACAGCCGAATGGTTGAGGGAAGTTTGCGACAAGATAGGGAAGCACCAAGCCAATGATTTATATCAGGAGGTGTTTCTAATAATATGCGAAAAGGATGAAGAATGGATACTTGAAAAATACAACAGTGGATATTGGGAAGGGCTTGTCATTCGTATCGTGGTCAATCAAGCCTATGGGCAATATACCCGGTTCAACAAACTATTCAAACAAGAGCCAATGTTGGACTCCTCCAAACTTGAAATACCTGACCATGATGTTGACTACCGAAAAGAAATACTGCATTACTGCATTGACATCGTACTTAGAGATTATGATTGGTATCACACAAAGATTTGGAAGTTGTATTCTGAAGGAGGTCGAAACATTAAACCAAAATCAGCACGATCAATCAGCAGAGCAACCGGCATCAGTAGGCACGAAATAGACAAAGTGATTAACGAGATTAAGTATAAAGCGAACAAACAATTCAAAAAATATGAGCCTTACATTTGAGATATTAGGACTCGCCTCTATGGGAGTAATTCTTGTAAGAAACTGGACATACAAGTTCAAGGTTAAGCCATTTACCTGTGAGCTATGTATGGCGTTTTGGCTGAGTGTACTGTACTTCCACTCCCTTGAGGGGGTCTTATTCTCATTTGCGGCAGGAATGATAGCAGCGATATTGAACAGATATGTATGAACTAAAGGATTTGAAAGAAGTAATTGACACATTAGAAAGACATTTAAAATACAGACGAGGCTTTGCGATAAGTCAACCAAGACCGAGCGAAGTCAACGAGGCACTAACCAAAGTAATCAGAATACTAAATGAACAAAGAACAAATTGATTTCATCCTCACCGAGATGTTGCCGGTGTTTCAGAAATGGAAAGAAACACAAGTGCTGAAAATGACACCTGAGCAGAACGTAGAGTTCAGAGCAGTGTACTTACAAGAGATGGGCAAACCACTTCCAACGTGCGGCAACTGTGTAGTTGAGGGAATGCTCTCAATGATTATCAGAGCAGAGGCACAGAACAAGGAACTCAACACTCTTGCAGACGACGAGCAACCGGTTAAAAAAAAGCGAAGAAAACGTGTCGTGCGTAACACAGATAATAAAACAGACCTGGGCGAAGGATAAGCCTTGGCTTGTTGTTGGAACCGGTCCATCTCTTGAGAGGTGGGATGCTTCTATGATGTTAGACTACAACGTCTGGACAATTAATGGAGCATTAGAAAAAACACGATACGCAGATATAGCAGCCTTTCATGATCCACCCATATACAACGAACCACAGAAATACATAAACGGAAAATACAAGGCACGTTTTATTCTGACCAGAACCTGCAATAAAAAGATATACGACAACACCATCTTTGTTCAGTTTAAGATTGATCCCAATATAGGGCATTACACATTCAGAACTTTTAATTCAAGCTCATTCGCATTTGAACTACTGATGAACCGATTCGACCAAGTATATACGTTAGGCATAGATGGAGGTAAAGCTTTGTATCAAGGACTAACTGAACACTATATCCAAGCAGAGCAAGGCACAGACTTCAACGCTCACAACGCTCACATGCACGAACTACAACAGAGAACCAAATGTCAATTAATTAGACTTTGAAAAAGCACACCAAAATATATCTAAACTATTTCGGATACGACACAACCGATTGGATACCTTGTGAGATATGCGGAAAAACTGCAAATGACATTCATCACATTGAACCTAGAGGAATGGGTGGAAGTAAAACTAAAGATGTGATTGAAAACCTGATGGCGGTTTGTAGACCTTGCCACGAAAAATATGAGGGGAATAAAGCGGACAAAGAGATGTTAAAAGTTGTCCATAAGGTTAAGATGACAGAAAGGAAAAAATGAGAGATAAGCATAACGACAAAATTAAATTAAAAGGCAAATCAGGAGTTTATCAAATTACCATAGGTGATGAGATATATGTGGGTAGTTCAAAAAATCTATATAACAGATACATTTCACATATACGATATTGCAAAAAACAAAATCATTATAATCAATTAATTCAAAATGCATTTGACAAGGAACAAGATTTTCAATTTGATATTTTAGAATTTTGTGATAATAGGTTGGATAGAGAGCAATACTATATTGATACATTGAAGCCAAATCTAAATATATGCCAATACGCAGAAAGTTCTATAGGGTATAAACATAGTAACGAAATCATAAACAGATTGAAAGAAATCAATAAGGACATAGCAAATAGACCAGAGGTAAAAGAAAAAACAAAAGCAACTCAATTTAAGAAAGGTCAAAAACCATCTCAAAAGACTATTGAAATAAATCGTAAAAGAATGAGCAAACCAACTATTGATTTAGAAACTGGGATAATATACGATAGTTTAAAAGAGGCTTGTGAATTAACAAATCATAATAGAAAAACACAAGCAGTCAAAATATGTCTAAAACAAAAATGTAGGTTTCAATATCTGTAATAAAACTGTAATCAAATGGCAAATAACCCAAATGTAAAAGAGAATCTAAAACCATTTAAAAAAGGCGAGGATGAAAGACGCTGGATGGAGGGCAGACCTAAGAAGTTCACCACCTTGATGAAGGAGGAAGGCTACAAGCTTTCAGAGGTGAACGACAGCATTCAGGCAATCATGGCAATGGATGAGCAAGAGATTAAAAAGGTTCTGAAGAACGAAGATGCAACCATGTTAGAAAAGACAGTTGCAAAGGCTATCATTAAGAGCTATGAGAAAGGCTCACTCTATTCAATGGATACTTTATTGAGTCGAGTATATGGTAAGCCAAAGGAAACAGTAGACGCAACCGTGGAGGCTAAGGTTGTGAATGTCACTTTAAATTTAGACTAAACACAAAAGGTAAATAATATGGATGAAATCACTTTTTTAGGAAACGCCTGGTCAGATGACTACGGCTTAAACATCACGGTAAACGTGGACAAATTCAAACAAGCACTCGCAGACGGAAAGCTTGAAATCAACAAGTACGGAGATGTCAGAATCAGAGTGCAGAAACTCAAGACTCAGAACGACAGGTCAAAGGCAACCCACTATGTGGCAGTGCCAAGACCACCGAAGGAGAAAGACGATCTACCATTTTGAGAATCTTACTACTACTTGACGGCATGAATGGGGTGAGCTTTCACAGGCTATACACCCCATATGTCAAAATTCAAATAGATTACGGCATCACAGTTGATGTGTCTGTTGATCAAAACGAGTGGGCTGATTTGCCCTTTGAGAAATACGATTGCGTGGTATTCAACCGATGGCTTGGAAGATTGCAGTATAACATTCTTCCGATACTTGCCAAAAAGAAAATCCCTTTCATTGTTGACATTGATGACTATTGGGTAATTCCTAAACACAACCCAGCTTATAAGTTTTACCGGGCTTATATCAAGAATGGAATAAAGGACAGCCTACATTATGCAGACGCTGTGATGGTTACCACTCCGCAACTTGAGGAGAAGGTGAAGGAGTTCAATACAAACGTCACAATCATACCCAATGCTTTAGACTACAATCAAAGCCAATGGAAAGCAGAAACAGAGCATCCTTTCACTATCGGTTGGGTTGGAGGGTTATCCCACACTGAAGATTTAAAGTTGCTTACAAACAAAATAAAGCCTATCTGCGAAGAATACGGAGCGAGGTTCTTGATGTGTGGATTTCATGAGAATGTTCCTGATTGGGCAATCATGGAAAAAGCAATCACAGGAGAGCCAAGACATAAACGCCCTGAGTGGTTTCAGACAAGGGTAGGAACAAAGGCCAATGAGTTCGGCAAGTATTACTCCGAGATTGACATCTGCATTGCTCCACTACTTCCGACTAAGTTCAACCGGTACAAATCAGAACTAAAGATTTTGGAAGCGGCAGCGTACAAGTTACCCATCTTTGTTAGTGCAGTTGAGCCATACACAAACCACCGTGATAATTTAGGCTGTTTCTTTGTTGAGAATAACGATTGGTCAGAGATTGGAAAGCTAATCAAGTCAGACAAAGTGAAAGAGGTGGGTGAGATAAACTATCACTATTGCCAAGAACACCACAACATTGACACTATCAACAAAAAGCGTGTAGACCTACTCAGGCAAGTATGCAAATAAACTACTCAAGACCAAAGCTGACGAGCTACCAAAAAGCCATCTTGGATTCAGAGGCACGTTACACGATAACGGCAGCATCGACTAAGACAGGCAAAACAGCAAGTCATATTATTTGGTTATTTGAGCAGAGTTTAAATCTAAAAGAGAATCAATCGGTGTGGTGGGTTGCTCCTGTGTACCAACAAGCGGAGATAGCATTCAGGCGTATGAAGGCACAGGTGACAGAGAAAAACTTCTTTGTATCCAATGAAAGCAAGTTAACACTAATCACACCAGTAGGCTCAAGGATAGAGTTTAAATCAGCAGAGAAGCCTGATAACCTTTATGGTGATGATGTGTACTCAGCAGTCTTTGATGAGGCATCAAGAGCAAGAGAGGACAGTTGGTTTGCTCTACGTTCAACCCTAACGGCAACACAAGGGAAATGTAAACTGATAGGAAACGTCAAGGGCAAAAAGAACTGGTTCTACAAATTAGGAGAGAGGGCAAAGTCAGGTGATCCGAATATGGAGTATTTCAAAATCACGGCTTACGATGCAGCAGATGAAGGCATCATTGAACGTGAGGAGATAGAACAAGCCAAACGTGATTTACCTGAGTATGTGTTTAGGGAGTTATACTTGGCTGAACCTGCTGATGATAATAGCAACCCATTTGGGCATCAGAACATTGACGCTTGTATCCAACAGAGTAGCGGAACACCCACAGCATACGGAATTGACCTTGCCAAATACACTGACTGGACTGTTATCATAGGACTAAACGAAAAAGGAGAGGTCGTTCACTTTGATAGATTTCAAGCAGATTGGAGTCAGACACTTCAGAAGATAACGGCAACCATAGGGAATACACCTGCTTTTGTGGATAGCACAGGAGTCGGTGATCCTATCGTGGAGCAACTACAAAGGCAACACCCAAGAATCAAAGGCTTTAAATTCACAAGCCAATCTAAGCAGCAACTGATAGAGGGGTTAGTCGTGGCAGTACAAGGTCAGCAAGTTAGATTCCCTGAGGGTGTGATTGCCGATGAAATGCGTAACTTTGAATTTGAATACACAAGAACAGGCGTGAGATACACAGCACCACAAGGTCTACATGATGACTGCGTGATGAGTCTTGCTCTTGCCAATGACTGCAAACAACACAACAAACCAGGACTTTTTTATTATGCTTAAATGGAAAGATATTACAATCGGAATGCTCCAAGAGATTGGGGAGCTTCCTGATGACCTTAACCCGATTGAGAAAACAGCTCACACGGTTGCAATAATTAAAGGGCTGTCGTATGAGGAAGTTGAGAAGTGGACATTGAATGACTTGCGGAAAATTGACTTGTCGTTTTTAGAACAAGAACCAAAGCACCGACTCAAATGGACATTCAAACACAAAGGCAGAAGATTTAAGCTCGTCAAGAATGCCAAAGCAATGGAGGCACATCACTTTATTGAACTGCAAGAATTAGGCGATAGCGATAAAATAGAGGCATTGCACAAAATCATTGCTTGTTTATCATACCGAGTGAACATCTTTGGGCGGAAGATAGAGGATGATTATCAGTGGAAGGTTGACAATTTCAAGGATCTACCTGCTCCTCAATTTTACAAATACTCGCTTTTTTTTTCGGCTCTCTATCCGAAATTATTAAAAACTACCCTAACCTATTTGAAGGGGGAGGTGAAGAAAGCAAAGGAGATGTTTTCGGATGGCTCGGACTCGTTGACAGATTAGCAGGAGGCAGACGGCAAGAGTGGGATGCTATCTTAGAGATGCCACTCACTGAGTTCTTGAATACCCTTGCATTTCACACCACAATCAGCAAACAGAGGCAGAAGCGATTAGAGAAAGCAGCA